GTCTCATGTCTGACGCACAAGAACAAATGGCTATGGATGATGTTGAAGGCGCTAGAAAAACTTTAAACCTTGCCAAAAATATTCTTTTTCAAATAATGGAAGGTCAATTGGTTGGTAACGTAAAAAATGATTAAAGAACAAGCCAACCTAATTTTGGACCAGGTCAAGGTTGGCGTTCCTTACCCTATACACATTATTAATCAAGCATTAACATTAACAGGTGATATCAATGGAAAAATACTACAGAACAACGAACGAAGCATTCCGAAATACTATGGAGTATGGGGCTTGCATCGAGAAACCACTTCCCAAGATGTTTACAAAGGTTGAAATATGCGTGTACTTAATCGCAGCGATCGTGATTTTATTAGATATGTTTATTTGGAGACCCTGATGGATGCCTCCAAAATCATTAGACAATCTGAAGAAGCCACTCAAGCCTACATCAATGACCCAGTCAACAAGTTAAATTTTCAGCTGGGTTACTTGAAAAGCCAAATTGAGGATTTGTGCGAAATGATCCAAATCCAACGTGACGAAATCCAAAAGTTAGAAACAGAATTACAAGGTGAACCAGAATGAAACAAATCGCAACTGCTCTAGTCAAAGCTCAAAAGGCGTTTAATCCCGCTTTAAAGCAGTCTATTAACCCTCATTTCAAAAGCCGATACGTTGACCTTGCTGGGTGCGTTGAAGCGGTTATAGACGCTTTAAACAACAACGGCATTTACTTGCTACAAAAGACATTTGAATGCGCTGACGGCGTGATTGTGGAGACCATATTTGTCCACGAGTCTGGCGAGATGCTTGAATGCGGAATGCTCCACTTTCCTGCGGTCAAGGCCGACCCACAGGGTTATGCGTCAGCTTTAACCTACGCTAGGCGTTACAGTCTGATGGCTGCGTGCGGTATTGCCCCAGAAGACGATGATGGCAACCAGGCTAGTCGCAAGGTTGAGACAAAGATTGTTAGCCAAGTCAACGTCAAAGAATTGGACAAATTGATTGAAAAGATGCGCCAGGCTGAAAACCAAGAACAACTGGTTGCTAGTTACAGGATTGCATTTCAGGCTTGCCAGAGTGACAAAACCCATCAAGACCGCGTGATTGCGATCAAAAACGAGATGAAAGAAAGGGTAGCAGCATGACAGACTACGAATCAGAAAGAGATTACTGGCGCGAACAAGATGCAATCGAAAACGCGTATAGAAACGAATTGCTAAAGCACCCGCATTGTTTAGACCCTGATCACCCTGGTTGTTCAAAGTGCGAGGAATCCGATGATTGATGAACGAATCCAAATGATGTTGTACAACGAAGACCAGTTTAGTGATGAATTTTTTGGCTGGTTTCCGAACAACGAACACATTTACGATGCTTTTCAACATGAAACCATGAAAATCATTCGTAAAGGCTACAAACACTATTCAGGGCGCACGATCTTAGAGGTGTTGCGTCACCACTCAGCACTCAGCGAAGATGGAATTTGGAAGTTAAACAACAACCATACTCCTTATCTTTGTCGATTGTTTGCCCTGATGAATCCTAGATACGCGAATATTTTTGAGTACAGAACAGTTAAAAAACCCAAATTAAGATTGGAAAAATAATGGAACAAAGAACAGACGAATGGTTTGAATCCCGCTTAGGTAAAGCCACGGCCAGCAGAATTGCGGACATTATTGCCAAGACCAAGACAGGACCAAGTGCAAGCCGTGAGAATTACGCGGTCCAGCTGGTGCTAGAACGCATCACTCAAAGTAAGGGCGAGTCTTACACCAATGCTGCGATGCAATGGGGCACAGATACAGAGCCGATGGCCAGGCAACAATACGAGCTTAAACGCGGTGTTTTTGTGGATGAGGTAGGGTTCATTGATCACCCCACAATTGCGATGTCTGGGGCTTCTCCAGACGGCTTGGTGGGGGCTGATGGCCTAGTGGAGATCAAGTGCCCAAATAGCGCAACCCACATGGAAACGCTAGTGAGCAGAAAAATACCCCAGAAATACATACCCCAAATGATGTGGCAAATGGCCTGTACTGGCAGAAACTGGTGTGATTTTGTGAGTTTTGATCCAAGATTTCCAGAAAACTTACAGATTTTTGTTGAGCGAGTTGAGTATGACCCTACTTACGCGCGGATGTTGGAGTTGGAAGTCACACAGTTTTTGGATGAAGTAGAAAAGAAAGTTGAAATTTTAAGGAAACTAAAATGAGCAAAGTATTAAAAGAAATCAAAGTAATTACAGGCACTTACACCAACAAAGAAGGTCAGCAAAAGAACCGCTATTCCCGCATTGGATCGGTAATTGACACTAAAAGCGGTCCAATGATCAAGATTGACAATATTCCACTAAAAGAAGGCGGTTGGGATGGCTGGGCTTACATGAATGATCCAATTGACCAGGCTGCAGCGCCTATGAAGTCATCAAGAGGCCAATTTGAAGACGATTCAATACCTTTTTAACATGGAAAAAACACCAGAAGACGAGGAATTTGAGCGTATGCTTGCAAAGATTGATTTGCAGCATACCCCATCTAAAGACAGTCAATTGGTTTCATTGCGCCGATGGGAAATTGACGAAATGATCCGATTGGCGGTTTTGGCAGAACGTGAAAAATGTGCAAACTTATGTGAAGAATATTTTGAACGTGTAATGGCTAATCGAATCCGAGCAAGGGGACAAGAATGATTGAAATATTAAATCAACCTATAACTTTGGGTCAGCTAATGTTGTTTAATATTATTTATTCTTTTGTATTTTATTTGGTTGAAAAACAATTACAGCAAAAGGACAAAAATGACTAAAGAAGCATTACAAATCGCACTAGAAGCTCTGACTGATTTTGACTACGACAAACGCATGAGTGCTATTGAAGTAATTAAAGAAGCACTAGAAACAAAAGATGAGCCTGTGGCGTGGATTAGCCAAAACGCTGGCTTGTATCACGGCAAACCAGATGAATCAGTTAACCCGTTGCCGCTTTACCTTGCTCCATTTGCAGGCGACATCCGAGCTTTGAAGCACCGCATCCATGAGCTTGAGGGTGAGTTGATTGGCTACAAGAAAATCGTGGCTGACCAAGACGCAATGCTGGAGCGCCAAACAGCCCGCATCGTTGAACTGCAAGAACACATTGAAAACTTTGATGGAGAAGACAGATGAAATGCGAACACTGTGGCAGACCGACTATGCGTGACTGGATTATTTGCAAGCAATGTTGGAAGATTTTTTTTGGTGAAGCCTCACATGGCATTAAGGAGTAAGACATGACGTCAACTGAAAAAGCAATCAGAGACTTTTGCGGACATCACGCAGACTGGTGGCCCTCTACTACGCAAGTGCAAGAAATGCTGGCTTTGGCACAGTCATGCCTAACGTGCGAAGCATTGGCGCGAACCGTGATGCTTGACCAAACAAGCCATGACACCACACCACAACGCACATGGGTAGGACTGACTGATGAGGAAATAGAAAGTGTTTACATGGATACTATGAATTTTCAACAAAATGCAAGGGTTTTAGAAGCCAAGCTGAAAGAAAAAAACACTTGACAAACCCAAAATGTGATATAGTGTAATTGCTACAAAGTGTAGTGTTTTTTGCAAAGAAACAAAGGATTTATCATGGGATACCCCAAAATGGAAAAGTTGCCTATGGGTGCAAAATCATCTGATCGCACCGGCGAAAAGAATGTGCGCGTGCCAAAAGAGGATAAAGAAAGATTTGTGCCCGGCGCATCAGGGGAAAAAATTCCCCGTGGCGCGTTGTCAAGTGACACATCGGGCGAGCGCCGCCGCCCGATCGAGGGCGGTGTGGGCATGGGCAAGATGGATGGAATTGGTAGCCGTGATTCCAAGCACATGGGCCATCACGATGGCCGCTTGGGCGAAATGAAAGGTGGATCATCGGAATCTACTTGTTATGAGCACAAGCGTATGGATCACGTCCAAGATTCAATGTAATGCGAAACACCCCAAAGTCTAGAACACAATGGGGCGTTTCTAACCACAGTAACTAAGAGGGTAGTTAATATGGCTGATGACAATTGTAAGGTATGCCGGTTTTACATAGGGCACGATTTAGGATCATGCCGCCGGTATCCCGATTACAAAACCCGTTCCCAAAACGAATGGTGTGGCGAATTTGCAAGGAAAGAAATCTCGGTGGGTAATGCAGTTGCCGAGAATTTGCCCGAGGCTAACGCCTTGGGCGTTTTTTCGGCACCCAAGCGCGGGAGGCCACGGAAATGATAAAGCCATTGCGTGATAAGATATTTGTAAAGCCTATTCAACGAATCCAAAGCGATTTGTGGATACAGACGGCGGAGGCACCCACGGTGGGGCACATCACCGCATTGGGCGATGATGCCAAGGATCAGGGGCTAAGTGTTGGGGATAAGATTTATTTCGGCACATTGGCCAAGGATTACAAAGACGAATATCTAAAATACCAAGAATTAAAAGATGAAAATCTAATCGTGATGTCTTGGAAAGATGTGTGTTTTGTGGAGGAAATGGAATGAAAGCCGGTTTATACGCTAATATTCATGCCAAACAGGAACGCATTAAGCGGGAAAAGGCCGAGGGCAGGCCGGTGGAAAAGATGCGAAAGCCCGGCACCAAGGGCGCACCAACGGCCGCCGCATTTAAACAATCCGCAAAGACGGCCAAAAAATGAAAACACACGATAAACCAATCCCACACAAGACAACGGGCAAGGGCAAAACCTACAATTCAACGGAAAAAGGGGCCGGAATGACGGCCAAGGGGCGTGCGGAATACAATGCCAAAAACGGATCAAACCTAAAGGCACCGGCACCCAACCCCAAAACCGAAAAGGATAAGGGCCGAAAGGCATCATTTTGTGCGCGAATGGAAGGTGTAGTCAAGCACGCCAAAGGCCCCGCCGAAAGGGCCAAGGCATCATTAAAGAATTGGAATTGCTAAATGCCATTAATCAAATCAACCAAAAAAGAAGCATTCAAAAAGAACATTGAAGCCGAAGTGAAAGCGGGCAAGCCGGTAAAGCAGGCGGTGGCCATAGCCTATTCGGAAAAACGTGAGGCGGCCAAAGCAAAGGCGAAAAAGAAATAATGGAACGCGGCCGCCCAACACTATATGACCCAAAGTATTGCGATCTAGTTATCGAATTAGGCGCAAAGGGTAAAAGTGTAGAACAAATTTCTACATATTTGGGTGTTTCATTAAGAGTTATGTATGATTGGCGTGATCGTTATCCGGACTTTCTGCACGCCTTGGATGATGCCAAGATAGCGGAGCAAACGTGGTGGGAGGAACAGGCACAGGCATATATGCTAGAGCACAAGGATGGGGCCAAGCTAAACGCAAGTATTTGGTCACGATCAATGGCCGCACGGTTTCCTAAGAAATACCGTGAATCGGTTAAACAAGAAATCACCGGTGAAAACGGCGCACCATTGCTAACAAACATTGCGGTGACGTTTGTAAGCCCAAATGGAAGCTAATATTGAATTCCCGCTAAAACTACAATGCCTATTCCAACCGGCACGCTATAAGGTGTTGTTTGGGGGCCGAGGGGGGGCAAAGAGTTGGGGGATAGCTAGGGCGCTATTGATCATCGGCGCTAACAAGGCAACACGCGTGCTATGCGCCCGTGAATTTCAAACATCTATAAGGGATTCCGTTCATAAGCTATTGTGTGATCAAATCACCGCAATGGGGCTAACGGAATTCTATGAAATAACGGATAGAACAATCCGCGGAAAGAATGGATCGGAATTTAACTTTGTTGGCCTAAAAAATAACGTGGCCAATGTGAAAAGCTATGAGGGCGTGGATGTGTGTTGGGTGGAGGAGGCGCAGACGGTTTCCAAGCGATCATGGGATACGCTAATACCAACGATTAGAAAAGAACAATCGGAAATATGGGTTTCATTCAATCCGGAATTAGAAACGGATGAAACCTACCAAAGATTCGTTATCCACACGCCCGAAAACGCCATTGTGCAAAAGATCAATTGGTCTGATAACCCGTGGTTTCCGGATGTATTGCGGCTAGAAAAGGATACGTTGAAAGCGCGTGATCCGGAGGCGTATAACATGGTGTGGGAGGGGATTTGTAGGCAAACCGTGGATGGTGCGGTGTTTGCCAAGGAAATCCAATTGGCCGATTTACAAGAAAGAATCGGAAAGGTTCCCTACGATCCGATTAAACCCGTTCACGTTGTCTTTGACTTGGGTTGGGCGGATGCAACGGCATTGTGGTTTGTGCAATTCGTGGGAATGGAAACCCGCCTAATCCGCTATTTTGAAACATCACAAGAAACCATATCGGCTATCTTGGCCAAGATGCAAACTTTTGGATATGTGTTTGACACGCTATGGCTACCGCATGATGCGGAAAATAAGACATTGGCGGCGGCGGGGCGATCAATTGAGGAAATTGTGCGGGCGGCGGGCTATAAGACGCGGATTATTCCAAGGACACCGATAGCGGATTCAATTAACGCCGCACGCACGATCTTTAGCAATTGTTGGTTTGATAGAATAAATTGCGCCGATGGGCTACAATGCCTTAGACACTACCGGTATGAGGTTGATCCGGATACGAAACAGTTTTCAAGAACACCATTGCATGATCAATATTCGCATGGCGCGGATGCGTTTCGGATGTTGGGATTGATGATCCAAGAGCCAAAGAAATTGGTAGTGAAAAAACCCGTTTATGAACCAGCGAATTGGATGGGATAGATATGGCCGATAACCAAACAGAATTCGATCCACGGATTGATGAGGCGAAGAAGTTCTTAAAGTTAGCCAATGACGCGGATACGAATAACCGATCGGAGGCGCTAGAGGATTTGAAATTTGCCGCCGGTGATCAATGGCCGGTTGAAATACAGAATAGCCGATCATTGGAGGCACGGCCATGCCTAACGATCAACAAGATCGATGCGTATGTAAGGCAAGTCACTAATCAACAAAGACAACAACGCCCGCGGATTAAAGTCCACGGCATGAATAACCAATCCGATGCCAAGATTGCGGAAATCTTAACGGGGATATGCCGCCATATTGAGGTGCAATCGGATGCGGATCACGCCTATGACAACGCGTTTAATTACGCGGTGCGGATGGGCTTTGGCTATTGGCGGCTAAAAACGGATTATGTGCGGGAAAATTCCTTTGATCAGGAAATATACATTGAGCCGATACACAACCCATTCACCGTGTATTTTGATCCAAATAGCATCTTGCCGGATGGATCGGATGCGGAAAAGTGCCTAATTACGCAAGTTGTTAGCAAAGAAATATTCCGAAAGATGTATCCCGGCGCGGATGATGGCGCGGGATTTACACAACGCGGCACCGGCGATAGCAATGCGGAATGGGTGATGCGGGAAGATATCCGGATTGCGGAATATTGGTATACGGAAAGAAAGGCGGATAAGCTATGCTTATTAAGCAATGGCGAAAAGGCTTTCCGATCCGATTTGCCCGATCAAACGGAAATGTTGGCCCGTGGTTTGGTGGTGGTTGATGAAAGGCCATCATTCAAAAAAGAGGTGAAACAGATCATTTGCACTGGCATGGAGGTGCTAGAGGAGGGCAAATGGGCAAGCAAATACATTCCAATTGTGCCGGTGTATGGTGAGGAATTCATTGTTGAAAACAAGCGCAAAAAATATGGCTTGGTGCGAATGGCCAAAGACCCACAAAGGATGTATAACTTTTGGAAAACCGCGCTAACCGAATCCGTTGCCCTAGCGCCAAAGGCCAAGTGGTTAATTGCCGAGGGACAGGATGAGGGCCACGAGAATGAATGGGCACAGGCAAACATTAAATCGATGCCGGTGTTGCGATACAAGCAAAAGGATATCGAGGGCGTGCCCGCGCCGGTGCCAACACGGATTCAACCGGAGGCACCGCCCGCGGGAATTATGGCCGCCGCGGATGGAATTAATAGCGATATGCAAGCGGTTTTGGGCATCTTTGATCCAAACCAAATGCCAA